TTGGGATAGGTGTGTTTACCACCAATTGAACTGTGTCCCAAGCTGTTAGGTAGATCCTCGAGATTAGATCCTGTAGGATGTCGTGACAATCGCTTAACCTGTTAACCTCTAACGGCTCTTGGTTCTTGGAGATGTCCATGACAAGCAGCGAGAATCTAAATGTGGTCTTACCTCCGCCATCGATCTCGCCCGATCTGTGCACGAGGAAAACTAATGGGTATTGGGTTGGCGTAGCCAGATTGGTTTGCACATCGATGTCTGAGATCATTCCTGATCCAAACTGATGCACGGCCATGTGACTCATAGCTAACGTCTCGAAGTAGTTAACCACGTCCTTATAAGTTCTGATCGGTCCTGAATTTGCTAATGGCATTATTGTTTGGTTTTATTAAATATTTTCTCTATCACAGTTAACCCTAAGCCTCCTCCGACTAGGAGAAGTAACCCATCAAAAATAAACTCCGGTACCATGTGGTTAACCGAGTTAACCGTGCTAACCCAGGCTAGTAGGATAACGTTCACCAGCGTAAACAAAGCTGCAAACCTTTTTGAGGATGCCTCGTTGTTGCTGGAGATGAGTTCTTTTAGGAATTGTTTCATGTTGTTAAATATGATTAGTCGTCTAGTTGCCGAGATTAATCACGGCTAAGATCCGGATTACTAAACATCGATCCTGAGTAAACTGCGTAAGTGCCTCGTGACTTCTTCTTGGTTAGACAATGGTTAGCTATGGCTAGACTCATGACGATGTCATCACTCATTCCACTCGGTCCACTGTAGGCTATCTTACCCGTGGGCAACATCTTGTAGGTGAACGCGGATAGTTCTAGGTGCATCTGAGGGTTAAGCTCTTTGGTTGGGATACGTATGTCTCCACGGGAGAAGGCCAGTTTAAGATCCTCGATGATGTTCATCTTGTTGTCTTGGGTTGTCGTAAACTCGCCCACGTTGTTGGCACCGCAGATCTTCTGGAGTTGCTCATAGACAACCGAACCAATCGAGTTCTTCTCCACTAGGGTAAACGCGTTCCACTTCTTAATCATGTTCGCTACCTTAGCAATGATCTGTTCCCAGGATGTTTGGTTCTCTCGGAAGAAGTCCACCACGTTACCATCCTGGTCGAATATAGTTAGCACAGTGAAGTCATTAGCTATCGCAAGGTCAAGACCACCGAAGTACTTCTTGCCTGGTTCTGGACCTGGTCGATAGTACTGAATGAGTGCTGTCTGGCCGAACTCGAACACAGATCCACCACCTTCGACAAACACGCCTAGATACTCTTGCTGGTACGATTTTTCTGGCAGGGTTAATCTAGCCATCTCCAACACACTTTGATCGAGGTACGGGTTGTCTAACGACGAAATACGATAGGATTGCCAGTCTTCTAGTTTAGGATCTTGACCGTAGTCATAGATGTCTCTGAACCAATTGGGTCCGTTAGGGGTACTAATGAACAGCACCTTCTTGCCTTTAATAAGTGTGGTTGGTCTAAGGATTTCGTTCCACAGATGTTCTGGGACATACGCAGCCTCATCTAGTACCAAGATGCCTGACACAGTAAATCCCCTTAGGTTCTGGTTAGACTCTCCAGACACCATACGGATGGTCGAGCCATTCCAGAAGGTCATGATTAACTCTGTCCCGTTAGCCCCAGTGATAAGTGGGTTGTTAACCCCACTAGCCTTAACTAGGTCGGTGAAGCATTTCTTACTCTGTGAGTATATTGGGGAGACAAGCACATTGTAGCTGTCTTTGTAGTTGATCGCGTAGTAGAGTAGTAGGTTGATTGCCAGTAACGTCTTACCACATTGCCTACTACTTACTAACACATGATGCCTAGCCTCACTGCCAAGGATGGAGTCTAGGACTTCTTGTTGTTTGGGATAAGGTTTAAAGTTGGTACTTATCTGCATCTGACCCGTTTAGTTCTAGGAATCCCGGACCTTTAATGCCATCTTGTATCATTAGGGAATTGTTGTACTCCTCCCTAGCCTTTCTAGCCTCAAGGTAAGCCTTAGTTAACCTTTTACCTTCCTCTTTAATTCTAGCATTGCGGGCTGCTACCCGTGCTCTGTGTTCCTTAGTCTTCTTTCCCATTTTGGTTTTCTTTATCAGCTGTGCTGAATGTGAATGATACGTTCTTGAATAGGTCCTCACCGTCGTTGCCAACAACTTCTTGTCTGGCCAACTTAGGCAGAATGTACTCCGACAACTTAAGCATTAACTCGGTTGCTTTAGCCGGGTCTTTCTCGGCTATCTTGCCCAACCACTGGGTCATGTTATCCAAGTTGTCCTCGAGTAGTTTCTGGTAGGCTTGCTTGATCTGGTTGGTCGTTTTGTTGGCAACCCCAGCTGGTCTGCCATTTACGTTGCCTGATTCTCCTGGTTTAAACATTTGTTTAGGGTTGTTATTTTCAATTTTTAATTAGCTCCATGTACTGGTCTCGTAACGAGTTGATCTTTGCACGACGACAACTAGGACAACCTGTGTCGGTCTCGTTAGTGTTGTTAATGCGGTTGTACAACGAATAGATCTCTGCGAGATCCTGTGGGGTCCAGTAGTTCTTCATCCCGTTAAAGAATCGGGTTCCAAGACCAATGAGTTCTAGTTTTAAAGCATCTTCCATACACTTCCTACTTGTTTACGTATTTTACCTGTTTTAGGCATTTGTGTTTCGGAAACAAGCTTTCCGTACTCGTACTCTCTAACCACCACCATGTCTTCTCCACACGCATTAACCCATTCATAAATCGGTTCCTCATACATTTCAAACGGCCCGAGTGCAGAACCGAATATGGGTTCGTCGCACTCTAGGCTATCGAATAACGCATCCTTATCCATTTAGAATAGCTTTTGTTGTATTTTATCTACCTCATTGGCAACAGCACCTGTTACTAGTGCTAGAAGTATGCTGTCAACAACTGGATAGTTATAGTGCAGCAAATTCAGGATCAGCGCTGTCCACGTCCCCAAGCACAGGTGGCAGTTCATTGGCTTTCTCCACAGCCTTAGGCTCTTTAGCAGGTTTTGATATGGCGGTAAGTTTATCAGCGTACTGATTGCTATCGCCAGAATTAGAGTTGTTAGTAGTTGATTCAGTAGCATCATCGTGTAAGATTTCTATTTTGTGATCTGGGTGAATGTTGAGCGAAGCTCTTAATTTGGTAACGGTTGCATCAAGTTTGGTTGATGGTGTTACGTAGGTTGCTGGAGTTCCGAAGAATCTCCAAGTGGTGTTGTTTGACATAAGTTATTTTATTTTTGTTTTAATGTATGATCGCACCCGGTTAATCGTTAGACTAATCGAGGTTCGGGGTATGCTGGTGGCTCGGGATAAGCTGCTCATGGTGTGACCTTCAGTCACGTACATATTGAACAGATCCCTATCATACCAGTATAACCCATCCAGTTGTTGTCTGATCCTGGCTGCTAACTCTTCTAGATCAGGTTCAGATTCGTCTGGGATATCATTAGCTAAATATGAAATGTCCTCCGTGTTGTACAGCGATTTCCGATAAATTGTGTAAAATTTTGATGTGGTGGACCGCCAACTATTAAGCATGGTGCGAATAACCCAGAACTGAGCACCTCCACTATCAACTATTTCCTGAACGTTTGGCTTGGTTAGCAACTGTTCCAGACTATAGTGTAGGAGTTCTTCGCTTAGGTCTGCGTTAGCACTTATTTTTTTAGCTGCATCCAATAGCGGAGTGTAGCTCGTGTTAGTCCATTCTGTTATCGTCAAGCGTTGTAGATCTATTTGAATCTATATATCCGCTTTGCAAAACTCCCTTTTTTTAGATGTCTGTCAGCGCATTGATTCTTTTTCTCATCTCCTTCACATCAGTGCTAAGGGTACCTGATTGCAGTACGGTGTAGTCCCAAATCGATTCCGCGTTGGAGAATTTTGAAAGAGGTCGCGAAGAGTGATCCCATCCACACTCTAGATAGTAGCACTGCACAACTTGACTTACCCGACTGATCATCACTCTAAAGCCTGATGGGTACACACACATAATGGTTTGGTTGTTGTCTTCCACTTTGATCCCTTTACTTTTAGCTAGTAGTTTAAAATCGTCCACAATTGGCGGGCAATCTTGATACCATGCAAAACTTTTTGTATTAGACTTTGTCATTAGATCTCGCTGTATAAATCGAAGATGTCTCCGGGTTCACAAAATGATTCTGGTTCACCTGGTACTCTGACAGCCAGTTGTCTAGCAGTTCCGTTCGTAGGCCAGTGTATACGGATTATTTTTCTCCGGTCTAATGAAATGATTAGCTCTTGAACTTCGTGCTCGCTAAGGCCGGTTAAAATGCTTATATGAGCATTTGTACTGAACACACACTTACCTTCGTTTTGAAAACCTAGTATGTGACACACAACTACTCGTTCTTCTAGTGATTTTAGTCTTGGATCTCCCATCACTTCGGGGTAGATCTTTAGGATTTTATAGCTCATGATTCTATTTGTTGAAATTCAATTGGACTGGTCTTGTTGCCGATAGCGTTATCAATTCTTAATAATTCCATTATGCCTTCTCTTACCAGCTCATTATTGTAAATGTGTACGACGCCGGGCAAATCTAGTCGGATCGTTATTTCTGAATGTACATCTATCTGGATATTATTAACCCCGTCATGTATCCCACTTGTTTTTAAACTTATTTCGAATTCCATTAGATTGATTCTATTTCTTTATACAAATCGGCTAAGCTTTGGCCAGAGTCATGTTCTTGTTTAAATAAATGATTTGGGGTATTAGTCTCTATAGTATGACTAGCTTCTTTACTTATATCTTCATCTTTAAAGCGCGTGCTTTTGTTTGGCTTATCAGTTGGGTTATTTTTGGCTTTTGGTCGGCCACCCTTTTGGCCATTAAGTCGCTGTCTTTCGGCAAACTCTTCCCTTTCTAATTTAACCTGATCCATTCTTAAATTATACCACTTCCCATCTTCGTCCTGTTTAAATTTACTAAACACTTCTACGTCATCATCCTGAAGTACTCTAAGCATTTGGCTGTCAGTAAGATGTCCTGTTTGATGTTGCAAACACAGTAACCTAATGTACTTTCCTACTTGTTCATCGGTCATAAAATAAGTGCCAGCAATAAATTTTTCCGCGTACATTAAAAATGCAGGATCTTTTTCTTTTTGTTTTTTAGTTGCCATTTTAAAATAGTTTATTTGATTTTTTATATTTGTCAAGCATAATCTTAACGTGATGATCCAACCATTTTTTGTTTTCCACCTTATCTGGAACTGGTTTGGATTTAAGAAGCAACCTAATATAAGCTTCCTCTTTTTGTGTTAACTTCTGTTTCATGTTGCAAATGTAGCATTGGTTTACGGGATAAAAAAATTATTCATCGGAAACATCTGGCTTTAGTATTATCTCTTCGTAAGGTGCATCTACTAAAGTTGGCGGGGCGATGTCAACATATCTTGCGTAGTGACCTTTACAAACACGTCGACGCCCTTTAGTCTTAAGTGAAATGGCCGCACCTCTAATGCTATTGTAATGAACGCCAAGATAATCACCAGCTGCTCTTGAGTTTATAAAGATCTGTTTCTCTCCGGTCTCCACGTTTTCCAACTCTATGGGCATTGAACTAGATCTCTGACAGTTGTTTTTATGTGGCATGTACCGAAGATTAGCCACCGAGTTGTCCCGCTTATCCGAGTTCTTGTGATCAATAGAATCGTAATTGTTTGGGTTTTCGATAAAGGCTTTAGCCACCAACGAGTGTAGATTCTTAGTTATTCTTTTTAACCCGGGTGATTGTAGATGACAGAGCACATAGCCCGTTACCTTGTTTATGTGTAAGGTTACCGGTCTAACTTCTCCTCGGATAAAGCATCTGATGTTACCCAGATCACTAACCTCGTAACCGTAATACCCTTCTACTGGTCTCCATTTTTCCATTATTGTTCGTTATTTTGTGCGTCGAATTCCGACTTGGTCATTCTGATTTTCTGAACGCAATAGCCAAGTCTATCAGGTTTACCCTTGTGCGTGTAGATGTGATAGTTTAGATTTGGGGTTTTGGCCACACCTCTAACCTGTTTCATGTGCGCTTCAGCTTCGTCCTGACATTTAAAATCCTCGTAGTTGTCCGGCGTGTCTTTGTGCCACACCCGGTAAATGTAAGCAGCCTTCTTTCTTACATTCGGATCATGCTCTATCCAAACCAAATTGCCCACCGTGTTATTTGACTTGTCGCCGTCCAAATGACCCACCTCCGTGTATTCCATTGGGTTGGGTATGAAAGCTTCAGCTACGAGCTTAGAAACACCCTTAGCGCGAAGCTTATTGCCTTGGTGCTCATATGTTAGCACGACGTACCGGTAACCTGCTGCTGTAATCTTTTGTTTTAGTACCCATTCGTCTCCGAATCTAAACTTGATTGTCTTGACTCTGCCCTGGTCGGAAACCAGATAGCGTGTTTCCAATCCCTTAACTGGTAACCAATTTTCTTGTTGTTTCATATTATTTAGATTTTAATATTATATATCTAAATTGTATTTTTGTTTCAAACCTTTAAAAGTCCGTACAAAAAAAAGTACGCACAAAAAAAGGGATCGATTTCTCGACCCCTGGCAACTAATATTTAAAACAAATATGCAACCTGGAAGGAGGTAACACAAGTATTATATTTCTAGTGTGTCATAATGTTTCTCATACCATTCAGATTTTGCTTTCCAATGCTTCATACAAAGATCTGGAATGTTAAGATCCTTAAAGTACTTGTAGATATTGAAGTGGGATGGTAGAATGGTTTCTCTTAATAGCATCTGTCTAACAGTTTCATCTCTAAAATCCTGCTCACGTTTAAGACTAGCAGACCGTTCTTCGGACATTTCGATAGTTAAAATCACTTCTATGTTCTCCGGACGGAGATCGTATGGATTAGAATTACGGGGTTTAATCCGACAGTAGCCAGGTAATATGGTGTTATTAAAGCATTCGTACACCAATTTCATTCTTTTTGGAGCATGAATACCTATTCTTTGTCGTTCGAAATAGTCATCGTCTTCATCCAAACACCTAAGTTGTCCTAGGTTAGAGGCTTCAATAGGTAGAGTAGGGTGTAGTTTCCAGATCATTTCGTCTGGAGTTGGCGGGGTTACACACTCGAATATATGAAAAAATTGCTCTTTATAAGCCACTTAATTTATTTTTGATCGTTAGACTCTTTCTCTTCTTTCTTTAGTTTCCTAATTTCTAGCAAGTACTTTCTACTCACAAGGACTGATGCTACGATCGAAACCGTATAAAGTAACACCTTAAGACCTATCTCTATATTTGTCATTGATACTGCGATGGCTGCTGTGTTTAAATATGTCAGCGGATGGTTAGCCAGCCCATAAGCCACATAATTTATACTATCGGTTACTTGATCTTTTAGCATTTTCTAAATAGGTTTTTAGTTTAACTTCGTTGGCTTTAGATGACTTGTAAATCTTACTAAGCTTCACCTCCAACTTTTTAGAGTTGTTTTTGTTCATATTAGGTTCCAGGTAAGTTGTAACAATCAGGACCGATGTAACTTCCATTAGCCCAGTAACCGAATCCAGCATAACCACCACCGTATCCCATACGTTGACGGCTTGCATAAGCTGCACTCGGTACCACGATGTTTGCTGTAAATGGAGATGTACGATCTGGAAGTTCTCCGTCTTTGCTAACTGCTTGATTGTAAAGTGGGTATTCTTGCGGGTGTGTGATTAAGTGATTAACCATCTGACCTGCATAACTTTCTGCAATGTTCTTAATCTGAGATTGCAAGAACTTAAGTTCATCTAGATCTAAAGTTTCTGCGTTCTCTGAAGTGCCTTTCAGAATTCCTTTATTATAAGATCTGAATTGGATAAACGTGGTTGCCATATAGAAACCATAGTTACATAAATACGGACCAATAAAATTGTCTAGCAGATGTTCGTCTGATACTGTTAGAGTACCGTTTCTAACTCTATCCTTTAACGCATTGTAATATGTACCACCAAGATAGTGTGGCATCATAATGTTCTGTGCGTCCCAAACATAAGGTTGTAGGTCCGCCGGAGAAAGATTGGTATTAAGATTTGTGTAGCTCTTTAGTTTTTCCTCAGAGACAAAAAGTACGTCTAGTGCCATTTTTAATTTTTATTTTATTAAGTAGTTGCAGTTTGTACTTCTTCAGCATCAAACAATTGTAAAGGTTCGATATAAAGTTTAGTGTTGTAACCGCTATAGTACATAAGTTTGTCCATTGGTTTTAACAACGCCTTAATATCTGGTTTAAGAACTGTTTTAACAAACGACTCGTAGCTAACTAAGATTTCATCTTTGTTAGATCCTAAACCGCTTCCGCCTTCATGATAAAGACCTAATAGCAACGGAGATGTGATACCGTGGCCAGTTAAGATACGGCTTGTGATTCTAGTTTCTAGATTCACATAGTAGTCGTCGTTGGCAGAATCTATCGGCGTTACCTCTGGTGCGTGTTCCTTATCGTCACTAAATGCACAGAAGAACTTACCTGCGTTCATCGTTCCAGCAAAACTAGAAGCTAATGAATCGTAGATCATTTTCTGATTCTCGATCGATGGTTGTCCATTTACAAAGCTTACGAAAAGACTTGGATTAAGTCCATTAGCAAGATTACTTAAGTGTAAGTTACTAACCTCAACGTCGATTGTGATGTCTTGTAAAGATCCAGAGTACGAAGGTAGTGGGTAGTAAGGAGATCCAGGATGATAATCGAAGTAATAGAAAATCTGGCTTGGTGCTTGTAAAGCATCATTAGGATCAAATGCTTTGTATCTGATAGGTCTGTATTTCTTAAATCTAGTCCAGTTGCTTGAATAGTAGTAGTGCTCTACTTTATCTGTTACCGGATCTATTTCTGCAGATCTAATCGCTGTGAAAGGCATGTGATAGAAACTATGAATTCGGTCTCCAGTAGCATTCCAAACCACATTCAACGCAAATCCACCGTACAGTTCGTAGTCAGTCACAATTTTCTCGAACACATCGTTCCAAGTTTCCTCGTCGTTAGCTCGGTTAAGCACGTACTCCAATTCAGGATCCATAGTTCTTAAACCTTCTCCAAACACCCCAAGGATTTTAGACTGAAGAGCTCTTCTGTTAATTGCAGACTTGTTGTAAAGTTCTGTTACGTAGGATGGGTAAAGGTTGTCAGCACCATAGCTGATCCAAGGATACCCACGTACTTTAAATATTTCAGGTACTGTTGGGTTTGGAACAAAGTTGGTCTGATTGTTTTGTCCTGGTCCGTATGCGTCGAATTTGTATATCATAATTAGTTATTAATGTTGTTGATATCTATCGTGTGTGGAACATAGTCAATTTCAGGTAAGTCCTTAACCCATAGATAATCTGGATTAGTTGTTTGCTCAGCTTCCTGAAGCGATATAAAACAATTTCCTTCTGCATCAATTGCAGGATTATAGAAATGGCTATCCCCGATCTGCACTCCAATTAAAGAGTTTTTTTGTTCTGTTGTTAATAGTTTTACTTTCATATTATTTAATTTTGTCTACCTAATGTTGTTTGGAATGCAGTTATTAATCTGTTTAGTGCTGTAGATTCTCCGGATGTTAAATGCGTTCCGAAAGATAAGAATTCGTATAATTTTGGATCATATCCAGTAATTGATCCTGCATTATCTGTTGCCATAATTACCATACCAGCATTTACTAAACCAAATGTTTGAGCTGAAGAAATTATAGAACTACCGTTTTTGTAAGCTGTGGTTGTTGAGCCATTGTTTGTTGCAATATAGTAACCTTTAGGTTCCACATTTGATGTTGTTTTCCAACCGCCTCCGAATTGGGTATAGAAAGTATCGTTTCCGAAATTAGCAATCATACCCCATTCTATATTTTGAGTTGAATTATACATACCCATTTGGAACTGTGCTCCTGTTTCGCTACTTGCTAAGTATACAGATAAGTGGGCATTGGTCATTGATAATGTATTTGGATTAAAGTAAACTTGTCCGTAACCATTACTTCCATTACCTTTAACTCCAGAAGAGCTATGAGTTATACCGCCGTTCCAAGTAATTCTATAAGCAGCATTAGTATCCTGTGGATCAATTAAGTTGTATTTAGTTGTTGTAGCTGTTCCCCCAACGAATGGATAAGCCGCATACATTTTATCCCAAATTCCATATGATTTAAGTCCTATAGTTAAGTTGTTAACAGCTGTTGTGATAGTAGCCCCGGTTATTCCAGTTGCTGTTAAGAATGCTTGAGCAGATGGTGTTATTTGTCCTACCGCTCTACCTAATGTAGTTTGGAAGGCTTCAATTATATCTACATAATCAAAGTATTCAGCTTCAGTTAAAGGATCACCTATGTAATTAAATGCTATTGTTTGTAAAAGTGGATACTCTGGAGAAGAAATACGATAATTATTAGTAGTAACATTAGCTGATGTAGTGTTATTAGTGTTATTATTTATTAACGTTTTATCTAAATAAACTCTATGCGATGTGTATGAGATATTGCTCCAAGCATTTACTCCATAAGTGTTAGCTGGAGGTGTCCATGTGCTTCTATAAGGTTCTCCTCCTGGATCTACTAGACCTAGACCAGTACCAAGTCCTAAATCTAAATAGCAACTATAAGTTGGATAATCTCCAGGTCCTGCCCAAGGATATTCTCTAACGTAAGGAATGCTTAGACCAATAGCAGTAGAATCAACATTATCTAGCACATAAGATCCCGCTGAAAAGAATGGTGACGTAGTCAAATCCGTCATTTGGAAATGTGTATCTATGTAATTTACTCCATTACCAGCTAATCCAAATTCACTAAAGTTAAATGGCCCGTAGAATGTAGCCCTAAATGCTGCATCCGAATCAACAGGATCCATCAAGTTGTACTTGAATGTCGATGAACTAGATCCGACGTAAGGATAAACTACCTTCATCTTAGTCCAAATACCAGCTGCTTTCATATCAACAACTAAGGTATTAATAGCAGTTTCTATAGTTGGATCGGTGATACCAGTTGCTGTTAAGAATGCAACTGCATTTGGATCAAGTCCAGATGGTGCAGTAGCTCCAGTAGCTCCGCCTCCAGTTAGATCTCCAGAGAGATACCAAGTGTTAGCACTTGACTTAACAAGATTTGCTACTGAGTAATTTGTTCTAAGTACTCGATAGTTGTCTGCTGAGTTTATTACTGCTGGAGCTACTGCATCAATAATAACTGAAGAAACTCCGTCTCTAGCAACGTATAAGCTAGATCCTACTGGTAAATCAGCAGTAGCATCTGCTGGCACAGTTACTGTTAGGTTAAAAGTTGAATCAGCAACAAAGAATTTGCTTGCGTCTGAAACGCCTAACGTGTAGTTTCCAGTTAGACCAACTGGTGTTAGTCCTCCAGCACCGGTAGCACCAGTAGCACCAGTTGCTCCGTTATTTCCAGCTGGTCCAGTTGCTCCATTGACACCTGAGGTACCTGAGGTACCAGATGAACCATCTACTCCTGATGTACCTGATGAACCATCAACTCCTGATGTACCTGATGAACCATCTATTCCGCTAGTTCCTGAACTTCCACTTATACCAGATGTTCCACTAGATCCTGCAGCTCCCGTTGCCCCAGTTTGTGTGTACATAACCTGAGTTAATGTAGCAATCACAGAAGGTATGCCCGGTCTAGTTGGGTTAGTGCCTGCTGGTTCAGCAGAGATCTGCATATTGGTGTCAGCAGAGTTCCAAGCAAGTTGAAGGTAATCTCCAGGATTTAAGCTTAGTACAAAGTTCCAAGCAGCAACTCCAAAGGTGTCGTTTCCTGGATCTTTAATCAATATGCTTTTAGTGTTGCTCCATGCTTCTGCAACGCCATTCTTAACCAACCATATTTCATATTCATTATCCCCGTTGGAAGTTGTAGTGAACTGAGCAGAAAACTGTAGGTTATAAGTTCCTGAATTGGAAACTGTTATCTTGCTTCCATCAACAATTGAAACTGCGTTGGCTTCTGCAACGGCACCAAGTGCCATGAAGTTAACTGCTGTGGCTCCAGCATTTGTCTGATCTGTGGTGTCATAGAAAGAACCGTAAGCTCCTAATGCTCCACCAGGTCCTGTAGCTCCTGTTGCCCCAGCAACTCCAGAACTACCAGCAACTCCCGTTGCTCCAGTAGCTCCAACAGATCCTTGTGCTGCTTTTAAATAATATCCCCTTACATAAGATGCATCTGCAGCATTAGTATTTTGGAAAGAAAGTAAAATGTAAACATCATTAGCCCAATTGATAGCATAAGAACTAAGAGCAACAGTACTATTAGTCCAATCCGTTTGTGCCGTTGTAGTTGGAAGATAACCTAAAGTTGCACTAGTTCCATTTTCAATTATAAAACTTCTATGGGTATGATTTTGTAAAGTAGTAGTTGCTGAACTAAGTGATCCTATCTGAGTTGCACCGCTTAAAGAATTACTTGTGTTGTATCTAATTCTGAAAGTGTTACCTGCAGCAGTACCAACTTTAGTTACCCAAGCATCAAATTCTAAATAAGTTCCGGTGGTATAGGTTCCGGCAGGAATGAAAATAGTCTCCGCAATAGTTTCGTTAGTTGTTCCGGTAACAGCAGATGATGATGAAGTCTTACTAAAAGTTAAAGTAGATCCTCCAGGAAGACCTTGAGGTCCAGTTGCTCCAGTTGCTCCAACAACCCCGGAAGTACCTGACGAACCAGCTGCTCCGGTTGCTCCTAAAGCTCCTGATAATTCAATGATGTTGAAAGTACCAGAAGATAAGTTAACACTTGCTACGTTGTCTGCTGCTTGTACCGATATGTCTATCCAATAAGGAACTCCAGCAGTTAATCCTGCAACTATACCAGATAGCGAAAGAGTATAAGCATTAGCAACGTCCTGATTATTAGAGAAATTTGTGCTAGTGATAGTTGTACCTACTCCAGTTGCATTATCATTTGTTGAAGGTGCAGTTCCAGTTCCGTATTTTACAATTAACGTGTAAGAATCCTGTGGATTAAAATCGTTAATTATGTTGTACGAAGTGTTATAAGTAATCGAAATAGGACTGGTAGTATCTGGAGTGTATGTGAATCCAAAACCAGCAAATCTAGGAGTTGTTAGCGGGAAACTAGCTCCTCCTGGATTTTTAGTTGCTAAACTACTAAAGTCATAAGACAAAGGTGCAACTGTAGGACTAATCCCGGATGTTCCTGAGGTACCGTTAGATCCATTAGCTCCTGAAGATCCAGAAGATCCATCAGCTCCTGACGATCCTGAACTTCCAGAAGTACCTGAAGATCCGTTAGCTCCAGAAGATCCTGATGAACCTGATGAACCTGATGAACCTGATGTTCCTGACGAACCATCTTGACCTGGTACACTAGTTTCTCCAAGTGCTATTGCTTGAATGTAACCTACTAAATCTGTAGTAATATATCCAGGAGTAAAAATATCATTAAATTGTATTCTAAATCCTGTAGTTGCTTTATTTACAATTGAAATGGAAGTAGATCCAGCAGAAGTTAAATCTACCCAACCACTAATACCAGTAGATAGGGATTCATATTGAAAATCTACGGAATAATTTGTTGTATTAAATGGAACTGTAAAAGTCCAATCATAATAAACTGTATTAGTAGGATCGTCATAAATAAACATTCCTCCAGTAACACCAATATTCTTAGCAGTTAATCCAAGACCAATACCAGTTGCTCCTGTAGGTCCAACTATAGAAAGTCCCGAAGTACCCGAAGTACCCGAAGATCCATCTTGACCTGGTACACTAGTTTCTCCAGCTGCTATACATTGAACGTATCCAGTAGCATAATTAGCTGGATTAAAATTGTCAAGTTGAGTAGCTATATAAAGTCTAAATCCAGTATTTGTTTTATTTGTAATATAAAATGGTATATCATTAAAACCTCCTAAAGATTGAGAATATCCGGTAGGTCCTGCAATAGCTGGACTAAAAGTTGTCTGAACATCTATGCTATAATTTGCTGTATTAAAAGGTACTGCAAATGTAAAATCTTTATAAGAATTAGAATTATAAGGTCCAGGAGCTGTAATAAAAGTCCAAGGATCGGTCGAAGAATCGAAAGGAATAACTTTAGAAGTTAATCCAAGTCCAGTTCCAGTTGCCCCGTTAACCCCAGATGTTCCAGATGTTCCGTTAACCCCAGATGTACCACTAGTTCCATCAGTTCCTGATGTACCACTAGACCCAGATGTACCAGATGATCCTGCTGATCCGCTAGTTCCACTAGAACCTGAAGTTCCTGACGTACCACTAGTTCCTGAAGTACCGCTTGTACCACTAGTTCCATCAACTCCACTTGTACCGGAAGAACCAGAAGTACCACTAGAACCACTTGTACCACTAGATCCACTTGTACCACTAGAACCAGAAGTACCTGATGTACCTGAAGTTCCTGATGTACCACTGCTTCCTGAACTACCTGAACTACCACTAGATCCTGAAGTACCAGAGGTACCACTAGTTCCGGATGTCCCAGATGTACCGCTTGTACCACTACTTCCAGCAGTTCCTGAACTTCCACTGCTACCGCTAGATCCAGAGCTTCCTGATGTACCAGAACTTCCAGACGTTCCGCTACTTCCTGAGCTTCCGCTTGTTCCGCTACTGCCTGAACTACCTGAGCTACCGCTGCTTCCTGAAGTTCCAGAACTTCCACTAGTACCAGATGATCCAGAACTTCCACTAGTTCCTGATGAACCAGCAGATCCAGATGAACCACTTGAACCAGATGTTCCAGCAGATCCAGCTTGTGTGTAAGCTAAAGCCCCAACAGCTAACGCAACTGATGCTGTTGCAGGTTTGTTAGGCAACGTTCCAGCAGGTTGGAATAACGCCTTCATGTTGGTGTCGGTAGAACTCCAGTAAATCTCGTAGTAATCGTTGTCACTAGCATTTACCTGGAAAACTTGGGTTGTAGCTTGAATAGCTCCTGTACCTAAAAGAGAGATTACTCGATTAGAACCAACCACGTTCGTACCTTGTCTAGCCAACCAGATGTTGACTGTGTCATCTCCTGGATCTGTCTTAAAGAACTGGGCAACAAGTTGTATATTATAGACACCAGCGTTGGTGATGCGAATTCTAGAATTATCTGTTACACTAACACCAAATCCACCAACAGTTGTGTTGTATCTGAAAGCATTTGCAGCAGATGGACTAGCATTAGTTTGTGTTACAGTGTCTAAGAAAATACCATAGAATGCGTTAACCCCACCAGGACCAGTAGGACCTGTGGCTCCACCACCTGATCCACCAGTGATACCTGTTACATTTCCTGTGAAATTAATAGTGGTTTCTGAAATTTCAAACGGTAATATAGTACCGAATCCATCAGTAACTGGTATTAAAACACTTCCAGTAACTCCTTGGGCACCGACGTTTAGTATTCCTCCGTAGGTGTTTTGTATTCTAGTATTGGTAAAATCCATTAGTTGTAAACTATTATTTAAGTTAAATATGATTTCCGGCTAAAGTGACAGATTAATTATATGGTCCAGTTGGTCCAGTTATTCCAGCTTCCCAAACATTTTGTTGGTAGTTCATTTGGTTAGCCGTGTTATTCCAAACTCCATTAGCAGTGTAATAAACGTAAGACTCCAGTGTATCGTTAACTGACTGGTAAATCACAGGACCAGTTTCACCGGTTGGCCCTTGGTAAACCACTGCTTCTAGAATGTCGTTTCCTGATACAAACTGCTCAAAAAAAACCTCGGGCGGGTTCTGATCTTCCAAGATCATCTGACCGCTGTCGATAAGGTTACCCGTAGCAGGATCTAATGTAGCGTAATCTGTGTTCCAGATTTTGTAGTCCCAGTTGCCACTAGGATCAAGATAAACTATACCGTTGGCCGGATCTTCAACCGAAATGTTAGGCACCAAAGTGATTTGGAACTTAAGGTATCTGCTATTTCTAGTTAGCACATATGGAATCACATACGTCCACAACTTAGTAAATCCTGACTGGAATCCTATCAAAAAATAATCTCCAAATTCCTCCACGTCATTACTGATAGTATTGGCGTAAATAATGAATTCGTTACCAGTTTCTTGCTGTAGTTGGATCATTTATTATTAAACTATTTATATTAAATATGAAAGCCAAGAAATGTGACATAAAAAAAGGCTAATCTATTAAGACTAGCCTTTTACTCTAAAAATTGAGAATCAATTATGCAGTTACAATGGTGATACCACTGATAGCTGATAGAGATGTGATCTCGTAAGCCATATCTGGCTCTTGAGCAGAAATTGTGATGCTGTATTGGTTAGCA